AAATTCAAAGAAAGGTCTAACCATGAAATATATCATCAAATACTATCAAAATATCAACGGCATCTGGGAAGGAACCAAAAATGACTAGCTGGCGTGACTTCTGGATCGGAACCTTCTTCGCTTTGATTTGCCTTACCTGGTTGGCAAGTATGATCATAGCAATCGCAGCACTCTGTCAGTATTTCGGTTAAAGGAGTAATCATGAAAATCAAAGAAGCTCGTAGGTATATCGGTGAATATTATGCTAATGTCCCGAGAACCATTAAAAAGTCCCTTATGAAGACATTGAAAGAAAAGCTGAACACCAAAAGATTGACAGCATCCATGCAGCATACGAACTAGGCCGAAATGCAGGCATTAACGAGGTGCTCTTGGATATCGAGAAGCGCCTTGACTCTCACAGCAAAGCCGAGCGAAAGAAGCGTGTAAAGGGTGCTATCAACGTTCTCAAACAGGATGCTAAAATCGACATAGACGGGATGTTCAAGGCATGATTGACTACGCAATCTGTATCCTCGCAATCATAATCTTTTGGTCAGCCTACGTGATCTATAGAAAGGGGCACAAATGAAATACAACGTGACGATTTACGCAGTTGCCGATGGAAGTATTACAGAAGATACTGACTTTTATGCCGATACCGATCACGAGGCAACCGAATATGCCCTCGTTCAGGCGCAGTTTAAAGGGTATGAGGAATATCTTCTTAAATTGAGAAGTGATGATAAGTCTTTCCACCTTATGTGCACAGGCTACCGTGGAACCCGTATCAAAGTCTAAAATCCGATTTTCCAACACCGATACCTTATGGAGATTCTGTGAAAAGAAGGGATGCCAATTCGATCTGCTCTGATCAGGCCTAAAATTGAACATGCAGGGTTGTTAACCAAACGAAAGGATCAAGATGAAAAACATTACCCGCACTGTAACCGACTACCTTATCATCGCCTATGGCCTCGTGGACGGAGAGAACGGCCCGGAAGTGTCGGTCGTGGCCCAGGCGACGGCTCTTGCCGTGTCCATGACCAAGTCCGAGGCCCGCGCGGTTCTGGCCGAGGCAATCGGCTCCAAGCTTCCGAAGGGCCTAACCATCAAGTGGGAGCCGCAGATGACTTACACCTACGCCATGCCTCTTGAAAAGTTCATCGAGAATGCCGTCGTTATCAAGGAAGGGGAGTAAATTATGTTCAAGGAGATAAACCCCGAGGATGTTGCGCCCAACGAGATTATCGCCGTGTCCGAGGCCGACGTTTCCACCGGCCTGCGTGAGTACAACGTTCGCGAGCTGGAAGCCCAGAACTTGACCGCTATCTGCACGGTCAAGGGCGACACGCCCGAGGAGAAGGCCCTGGTTTTCAACGCTGCCAACAACCCGCAGCACAAGATCAACGATTTCATCAACAAGAAGATCATGGTGAAGGACTTTTACGCGGAGACGCTGGAGCTTGTGAACGAGGAAACCGGAGAGATTGAGAAGGCTCCTCGAATCGTGCTTATCGATGACCAGGGCGAGGCATACGAATGCGTATCAGTTGGCATGTTCTCCTCCCTGAAAAAGCTGATTGCCGTGTTCGGTGCCCCCACGTGGGAGAGTCCTATCCCGGTTGTCATCAAGCAGGAGAAGGTCAAGAACGGAACCATGCTCACGATGAGCGTCCAGTATTAATCCCACCTGCATATCAAGGACACAGGCCGCCTGAAACGGCGGCCTTTCCTGTAAGGAGACATTGTGAACCGCGACTTTCTTAACCTTGCATCCAAAGACTTAATGTCGGAGTTCGTCTATTCCTCGGTAGGGCGCGTTCTCAAAAAAGAGCTGTGGGGTTCGAAGCCGGTGCCCCAGTGTGTCAGCATATATGTCTACCATGAGTCTACTGATAAGTTCGAGTATATGTTCACCAAGGATGACCGGATCGATTTCAAGCGAGACTCGCCCGAAGAGGTAGAGGAAGCACTTCGAGCATATTCTACTTGCAACGACTCCGAGATTATCCTTTACATGCACAGAGCAGGCATCGAGATAGTTTCCAAGCACCGCCAACACCCATTCTAAGGAGGTGAAAGCATGCAAACTAAAAACGGAGTAGTTTACGATTTATCTAACACGCCTTTCATCGGAACCTATGGGCAATACGACTTCGCATTTTCCAGCGCAACTCACTTGGTAAAGTTCAACGATAAAGTCAATATTCGCGTGCCTTGGCTGAACGACAGTTTTTCCAAGCGCTTCCATGTCACCATCGACGTGAGTATTCTAGCAGTCATCCAGCTTTATATGCAGGTTGAAACCCGAGGCTTCCGCATCTACGACAATGCGAGAGGGAGGTGTTACTTGTGCGCCGAGAATATAATATTGCATGGACTGACAGTCAGAGAAAGCGACTGAACAGCGCAGTACGCAGGTACAACAACGCGATTAGAAAAGCTGCCAAGACCAACCCGAGTGCAGCTGAATTTCTCCCACCCGAAGTCAAGTACCAGGAAGTCAAGTCCAATATAACAACCTCGCGTGCGCTAAATAACACGGTGAACCGTCTGAACCGTATCACCAAGCCCCGCGCCTTGGAGCTGGTGCGCCAGGATGACGCATCCATTACCACGCGATATGAGAGAGGCGAGTACTCGATTTTGCGCAGTGTTCGAGAGCGTGCCAAGTCCATGCGTGCGAAGAAGCTCGGCATCCAGCAGCCCAAGGGCAGGATGGGGAGCCTGGAGCAGGCTAAGCTCTCTCCTGACAAGAGACCCATAGGCTCTCTTTCCTCGAACGCCATCAGGCGCTTCATTCAGAACATGGAACGTGAGATTAATATGTCCAGCCGTGACAAGGCCAGGCGCTACTACTCGAACTACATGCGTGCCATGCGCAACGTGTTCGGAGGGTTCGAGGACTATGACGCAGCCATCGATCAGGTTGAAGAGATAATCTTGCACCTGGCGGGACGGAATCTTGAACAGCTCTTCAGGGCGATTGACAAAGCTCCTGATATCGAGTATATCTACGAGCCGCAGGCGAGAGAAGAGAAGCTTAAAAGAATTTACGAGTACTGGACTGGTGCTTATGACTGGAACGAGATTACAGGAAATGATAGAGGATAAGCTTTTAGATACCCTATGCTGGGATGGTTACGATTGGGAGGATGAACATGTGCCGAGCTATGCCGCCGACTTCGAGACAACGACTGCGGCCGATGACTGCCGAGTATGGGCGTGGGCCGTTTGCGAAGTCGGGCACCCCGATGATATTCAATACGGAAACACCATTGAGACTTTCATGGATTGGTGCGAAGTTCACGCTGGTAGTCGCGTGTACTTCCATAACCTCAAGTTTGACGGTAAGTTCATACTCTCCCACATCTTAAACACAGGCTGGAAGTGGATACCGGTAAAGGAAGAATGCGGCCCGAAGAAGTTCACATCCCTTATATCCGATATGGGTCAATTCTACTCCTTGAAGCTCTGGTTTTCAGAGACCCAAGCTGTGGAGTTTCTGGACTCGCTGAAGATCATTCCCCTCCCCATTGCGGCAATCCCTAAGGCATTCGGATTAAAAATTCAGAAGCTTGATCTTGACTACGTTGAATACCGAGAGGTAGGGCATGAGCTGACGCCCGAGGAGAAAGAGTATATCTCCCATGACGTCCAGATAGCAGCCCAGGCCCTCGATATCATGCACTCACAAGGAATGACCAAGATGACGGCAGGCTCGAACGCATTCAAGGAATACACCAAGTCGGTAGGCGGACGCCGCCGTTTTCGTGATTGGTTCCCCGAACCCGACTATGATGCCGATCTGCGTGCAGGCGGCTGCTACAAGGGAGGCTTCACGGCGGTCAACCCTAAGTTCGCAGGGCAAATAGTCGGCCCCGGATGCTCGTTCGATGTTAACTCGCTCTACCCTTCCGTTATGGCTGGAGCGCACGGAGAGGTTCTTCCCTACGGCACGCCTAAGGTCTATGATGGGGAATACGTATACGACCCCGAATACCCGCTCTATATCCAGTACGTGGAAGCTGACTTCAAAATCAAGCCCGGGTTCATTCCCTGTCTCCAGCTCAAAGGAAACCGCATGTTCGGCACGACCGAGTATATTACCGATTCCCACGGCCCGCAGGTGATGTGCCTGACCCAAGTAGATTTGGAGCTTTTGAAGAAGCACTATATAATAGATGACATTCGCTACATCAGAGGATACAAGTTCAAGGGATCGAAGTATTTGTTCAAAGACTACGTGGATACCTGGACGGAAGTCAAGACCCATGCATCGATCGAAGGCAACGAGGGAATGCGTACCATTGCAAAGCTTCTGCTTAACTCCCTTTATGGCAAGATGGCGACGAATCCCGTTAAGCAATCGCGCGCCCCCTACCTCGAAGATGGCGTGGTAAAGTTCAAGCTCCTTCCGGAGGAGTACAAGGAAGGAGTGTACCTTCCCGCAGGTGCGTTCATCACCAGCTATGCCCGCTCTTTCACGATATCCGCTGCTCAAGCGAACTACGACCGGTGGCTCTACTCTGACACCGACTCGTGTTATTTCATCGGCACCGAGTCGCCGAGGGGGTTCCGCGTTCACGTTACAGACTTAGGTGCCTGGAAGCGCGAGCACGAGTTCGAGCGCTTCAAGGCGCTCCGCGCGAAAACATATTGCTTCGAGGAGGCAGGCGAGCTGATTATCCACTGCGCGGGAATGCCTACCCGGTGCCACCAACATGTCACTATGGAGAACTTCGAGTATGGTTCGTCGTTCGAGGGAAAGTTAAAGCCGAAAGACGTGAAAGGTGGTACAATACTGGAAGATACAATGTTCACTATCCACAAATGAGGAGGTATCTATGGCAAGTCGATTCATGCCGACGCTCCGCGATTTGGCAATGGAGCCGGACGAAGATCGCCGGCTGGAGATGGCGGCCGAGATTGACCGCGATGCGGCCGACCTGGATGAGAATTGGGGCAACCGGGACGGGTACGCCGAAGTAGAGTCCGAGCGCGATCGTATCGCTGCCGAGCGCGACGAGGCTATCGTCGACCGCGACGAATGGAAGCGGCGCTATGCAGACCGCTTCTTCGGCGGCCGCGAAACCAACCGCGAAGAGGTGATGCGCAACCAGACCAAAGATATTAAACGAGACGGGACGCCGCAATCGTTCCGCGAGCTGTTCGAGGCGCGAGACGCCTACGAGGACTAAGGAGTGTAAACTATGCCTACCAAGCCTACTAAAGCAGAGATTGCAGCGAGCCGCAAGAGCATCGACCCGGTCGCCGTCATGAGCGCCACCCTTGCCGAGAACCCGGAGCTGGCCGAACCCCTTATTGCCCGAAGCGCGGCCAACGGAGACAACGCCGTCACGCGCGACGCGCAGGGCAATATCGTGGTCAACTCCTCCACGGATTCCATCCACGTCATCGGAGACTATATTACCAATTACGAGCCTGCGGCCAACGCATTTTTGCACGCGCTGATCAACCGAATCGGCATGACCATCATTACATCCAAGCTCTACGACAATCCCTGGGAGTTCATGAAGCAGGGCTGGCTGGAGTTCGGCGAGACGATCGAGGAGATCTACGTCAACATCGCGCGCCCCTTCGGCTACTCGCCGTCGAAGGCCGAGACTGATGTTTTCAAGCGCGAGATTCCGGATGTGCGAGCTGCCTTCCATCGCATGAACTATCGAAAGTTCTACAAGGGGACGATCTCGAACGACCAGCTCCGCCAGGCGTTCTTGTCCTGGACGGGCATCTCCGACCTTATCGCCCGCATCGTGGAATCGCTCTACACGGCGGCGAACACCGACGAATACTATATGGTGAAGTACACGGTTGCCAACGCGATTGTGCGCGGCTACATCCAGCCCGTTGCTATCCCCGCAGTCACCAAGGAGAACTCGGTGGACATCGCCACCGAGTTCCAGGCCATGAGCGAGCTTCTGCGGTTCCAATCCACGAAGTACACCATGTCTGGCGTCACTACGCACACGGACTTCGAGGATCAGTACCTGATCATGGATGCCCGTTTCCGAGCTACGATGAACATGAACGTCCTGGCTACGGCTTTCAATATCGAGTACCGCGAGCTTATGGGGCGCATCGTCACGGTCGATGACCTAGCAAGCCACGATTGGGAGCGCCTCACGCTGCTTTTCACCGACCCTGATACCGGCGAGGTTGACCCGAACTTCCATAAGTTCACCGAGGAAGAGGTAGCCATCCTGAACTCTTGTCCGGCAGTGCTCGTGTCCCGTACCTTCCTCCAGATTTGGGACAACTACCGCAACATGACCGAGCAGTACAACGGCCAGGGCCTTTACTGGAACTATTGGCTGCACCTTTGGATGACGTTCTCCATCTCGCCCTTCTCCCAGGCCGTTGCATACACCTCCCAGGCGTGGAGCGTGACGGGCGTGACCGTCTCGCCTACGACGGCATCCGTCGACAAGGGCCAGGATGTGATGCTTACGGCGACCGTGGCCGGCACCGGCATCATCAACCAGAACGTAACGTGGTCGATTGCCGGCAATGCCAGCTCGGGCACCTACGTCAACGGCGGCAAGGTTCACGTGGCTGCCGACGAGACTGCGGCGACGCTTACCGTCACGGCAACGAGCGTGGGCGATCCCACGAAGGCCGGAAGCGCGACTATCACGGTCAACGGCAATACGGGGGTCTAGATCTAGCCCAGTTACGGGAGGGCTTATGCCCTCCCTTTTCTTTAAGGAGGTGAAACGTGGCATTTCAGCCAAGTTCGAAGATTCATTTCGGCACGGTTCCATGGAATCCGTCGTATCGGCATGTTCGCTATTACCCTTCGCGTGACGCGCAGTACTCCTCGATCATGTCCATGTGCGGAAACGGTACCGATGACTATACTTACCAGCGCATGGATAATTCGCTCGTGGTGCCGTACAATGCCGAATCTTTGTACGGCATGAACTACTGCATGTTCCAAAACGCGAATTACGGTTCGCGCTGGTTCTACTCGTTCATACCGCGTATCGAGTACGTTAACCCTACGTCCTCTAGGCTCTATCTTCAAAGCGACATTATGCAAACATGGTTTCCCGACTGCACCGTGAAGTCCTGCATGGTAGAGCGCGAGCACGTGAACGATGACTCTATCGGAGCGCACATCAAAGACGAAGGTATCAACCCCGGCGAGCTAAAATGCACCTACAGCGCACTTGACAATAACGACATGGATTGCTATATGGTAGTGTCCAGTGCCGTAGAACCCTTGAAGGATGGCACCTATGTGAACAACGGCGGCGACCGCTACATGGGTGTCGTGTCTGGAACGAGCCTTTCGGTGTTTCTAACGGTTGATCAGCTAAAAGGATTCATGACGGCACTATCCAACAACGGCCAGCAAGACGCCATCAGCGCGGTGTACATGGTTCCTCGAAGTGCGATTCCCAATATCGTTGCCAAGAACAACGGGTGGGGTTACTGGGTAGATGCCGCATCTCCCACGCCTTCGACCACCTTGAACTACAACCTCGGGTTCACCAACCTGGACGGATACGTGCCCAAGAACAACAAGATGTTCTGCTACCCGTTCGAGTACGCGGAAGTAACGAACTTCACGGGCCAAACCCAGCAGCTCCGCCTGGAGTTCTGCGGAACCCCGGGAACCGTGTCCTTGGAAAAGACAGGCGGCTGCGATTCCAACTCGCGCCTCTACTATATACCTGTCAACTACAACGGGGTGAACCGTTTCGTGGAAGGCTGCATCCAACTTGACCAGTACCCCACGTGCAACTGGGTATACCAGGCGTTCGCGAATGCCGTCGGCCAGTCGCAGGTGGATATCATGGGGTGGAAAACGAATTCGCTAACCGAGCTACCTTTGCTGAACGCAGGCATCGATGCAGGCCAGGCAGTCGGAAATGCAGCCCTGCGCCTGGACGTTCCCGGAATGGCGAACGCCGCCATCGACGGCGGCCAGGACTTGGTAAACACCTATGCGGCAATCTCGAAGGCGAGCCGCCAGCCGAACACGACGCGAGGTGGCACAAACTCCACGGCGGGCCTTGTCAATATCGGCTCGTACACCATGGGAATCCGCAAGTACACGTGCCGTGCCGAGATTGCACGACAGATCGATGACTTCTTCTCGGTGTACGGGTACCTCGTGTCTATCAACAAGGTGCCGAACATCACGGGCCGCACTTCGTGGAACTACGTAAAGACCAACGGCTCGGCTGTCACTGGCCGTGCCCCGTCGGATGTGCTCTCTATGATCAACGCTCTTTTTGACAGAGGCTTGACATTCTGGCATACTGATGACATTGGAAACTACGCACTGCCCAACGGCATAGTTTAGGGGGCATAAATGGATTCGCTTTACAATTGGACTCGCCTCCCGAACGGAGGGATTCCCAAAGGGCTCAAGGGTAACAAGGTACAGCAGGAGAACGACTACCTGAATCAGGATACTTACCTGGCTTACATGTGGCGTCTGTATGACCTCGCTATCAGCGTATTCGAATGGAAGAACCTCCCCGAGGGGATCAACGAACGCCAGATGGAATGGTGGCTTCTGCGCAACGGGGCCTTCGTTTTTCTCTACGATGAGGCAATCAAGGATGACCCATATCAGCGAAGCCCCGAGGGCTACGCCATCATGCAGGTACTTCTCCAGGGCGGCTTCGATATCTACAACATTCCAAAGGAACGAACGGCGTATTCTGTTGATCCGAAGCACAACAACATCCCTTGCGATATCACCAACTCGGTGATCTGCTTCAACAACAACACGCGCACTCCAACCTTCCTAACCCTCGACCTTTACGCCAAGATGCTCTGGCAGGCAGAACGTACCGTGTACACGAACATCGCCCAGCAGAAAACGCCACGCATCGTCAAGTGCACGGAGAAGCAGCGCCTTTCGCTCCAGAACCTCTTCGCCCAGGTAGACGGGTTCATGCCAGTGTGCTGGGCAGATAAGGACTTGGACTTGACCGGTGTAGAGGTGCTCGATACGGTGTCTCCGTACGTGGCAGACCAAGTGCAGATCGTCAAGCACCAAATCTGGAATGAGGCGCTTACCTTCCTCGGCATCGAGAACACCAACTCCGACAAGAAGGAGCGCATGGTGTCCGATGAGGTTCTGAACAACATGGGCGACGTGGAGGCCCAGCGGTTCACGCGCCTAAATGCGCGCAAGCAGTTCTGCAAGGAGGTCAACGAGCTGTTCGGACTTGACATAGACGTAGAGTTTCGGACGGGCACCTATATCAAGGGAGCTGGCGACGAGCTGGAGGAGACGGGAGGCATGGAGACTTCTGACGATGAAAGCGAGTCGGGACAGTCGCTTTGGAAGCGTGTCAAGAATGCATTGAAGGGAGGGAAGTAAAATGAGCAAGTACACGACAGAACTTAGGTTCATCGTAGAGCAGGGGTTGCAATCCCAGCTGGCTGACAACATCGAGGCTAATTGGCCTCTGATCTACTCGGATATCGGGCTTGATGATTATCCGATTTTCCAGGAAGCCTACCGCGAAACGCTCAATAACAAGATCATCCGCCACTACTACACGCGCGAGATTGGCGCGGAAACCGTGGGCCGCTGGAAGATGTTCGTGCGTGATGCGATGTTTTGATAATGCCCTACTACAACCAGCTCTATGAGTCGGAAGTTCTGGCCAAGAACATGGAGCCTTTGGGTGACCGGAACATTCAACGCGTGGAGAAGGCATCGGGAACGTCATCGACCGACTCCACGTCGACGTCCGACACGACAGACGTGTTCCAGGACACACCTACAAATGAGATGATCCCGGCTCAAATCAAGAATCTCCAGTACGCCACGAACGTCACCATCGACTCGGGAACAGGTACGGGGCATGCGAGCGGCACCTACGAGAACACGGTGAACCATAACGAGTCGGGGTACATGCGCCCCCAGGCAGAGCTTCTGCGCATTTACCGTGAAACTTTTCTGAACATTGACAACGACATAGTACACGATCTAGAATTAGCCCAATGTTTCATGACGATATGGTAAGGAGGGCAATATGTTGTGCGGGTTCCCGTCTAATCGAGTTCTTCCATCTGCATATGCAGATGAAATTTCGTATTACGAACAACTAAATAATTTATGCAAAAAAATAAATGAGGTGATTGAAGAATTTAATAGTCTAACTGATACTTATGTCACCATAGATTTTTTTACAACATCTCAAAATAACCAAGATAAAGATTGGGGGGATAAATTAGCAAATAATATTTCTATCGTTTTAAATGAATTAAATTCAGAAGTTAATAGGTTGGAAGAGTTAATTAAAAAGGCGACAGTTGGAAAGGTTATAGTATTTGATCCTACTTACGGAATAAAAAATAGGCCAATTGAACAAGTAATCAGAAACATATATGGTTGGTTGCGATATTATGCTGACTATGCTGGAACCATTGACAACCTGCAACTATCAGTTACCGTCAGAGACGGATATAATCTTACAGCGAAAGTATTTGATTTGTATAATATGCTATATTATAGCAAAGAAACTTTGCCAAACCCCGACCCGTGTGTTAATAATTACGTAATGAAAAATGATATATTGGCATGGTATTTTGAACATGGAGGCGAAAAGGAATGAGTAGCACAAATCACACTGAAAACTTTAATTTTCCACAATGGGTAGGGAGCGATTATCCATCGTTTATTAACGACCTGAACCCAGCTTTTCTTACGATTGATACAAAGTTAAAGAACAATGAAACTGGTGTTGACACCGCACAGAATGCGGCTGAAAGTGCACAACAGGCGGCGGAAGCCGCACAGACGGCGGCGAAAGCCGCACAGACGGCGGCTAAATCAAGTGTTGATCTTTTGGTTGCAATGGGTATTACCAACAACGAAACAGCAGTTGCATTTGCCGGTAAAGTTAATAATGCAATACCTAAAAATAATGTTCTGGCCGAATATTTTGATCATAAGGAGAAATAATGAGCTATTCCGAGGAAACACCGAATTACAAACTTCCCCTTTATCTAGCTGATGATCGCCCGTCGTATTTGGGCGACTGGAATGAAACTATGAATAAAATAGACTCCACAATGAAAAGTAACGAAAGCTCTAGCAACAATAACGAAGTAGCAATTGCTAACCTTAAGGAGTATGTTGATAACAATACAACAACCCTTAACGGTAGAATGGACGGAATTGAAGCCGACGTTACTAAAATTGAAGCCGACGTTACTAATAAACTTAATAATGTCTATACTAAAACTCAATCTGACGAACGTTTTGTTAAAGTAAAGAGTGTGAAAAACGTAGTAATCATTGGCGATAGTTATTGCACTGATGATAACGGCAGAACGTCTATCCCAACGCAAATGAAAACATTTGCGTCAGATTGGAACATTCTAAATTACTCTGTAAGTGGTACAGGGTTTGTTTCAACGAATGGAACCACCAATTTTAACGTGCAAATTAATAACGCAAAAGCCGGTGTAGGTAATACCGCCGATATTGATTATGTGTTGATTATAGGCGGGCGAAATGATATTCAATCTGCGTCAACAATTAAATCTGCCGCAATTACGACTATTAAAAATGCTGTAGATTCCTTTGTAAATGCTAAAGTGTGTGTATTTCCCTGTCTATGGCACTGGACCCATCCTATATATTCGCTGATGGAAGCTAATGTGGCTATCTCTGACGCAGCTAAAGAGAACAAGTGTTTCTGTGCTAAGGGTTGTTACACCTGGGGAATTGGAGATGAATCTGTCTATTATATTGGTGGATCGGATATTCACCCTAATCCAGCTGGATCTTTGTTTATGGCGCATATAATTTATAACGCTGTAAAATATGATAATGCTGATACTTTTAGGGATCGAAGTGAAATTCATGGAAATTTGCAATATTCCATGATAAACGGTGCAATTTACTTGCAAGGAGCGCATGGTTTTAATGTGAGCGACAGTAACCTGATAGATACGGTGCCCTCGTGGGTAATTCCCGTCGGAAAAAACGTATACTTTGGTATTGTCTATTCCTTGGACGATGGAGGAGCAAATGGAGTTCAAATTGAGCCAAACGGAAGAATGAAAAAGTATCAGGGAGATTCGCCATCCGGCTCTCTAGGGTTGTGCTTCAATCACAGTTTGCCGATAACTATTTAATATGGCTGACGAACCTACAGGCGGAGGAAACCCCAACTTCTGGACAACGTTCAAAGGCCGGTACACGCTCGTACCGGCCGCCTCGGCCACCTTCGACAAAGACGTTGTCATGCTTAGCTGCACCAACGACGTGCAGATCATCGGCGACTGCGACCTGGCGGGCTATACCGCCGGGTCGGCAGTAGCCACCCTTCCCGAGGAATGCAGGCCGGGAAAGGTCGTGAAAGTCCCGGTGGTTGCAAACGACGGAACGGAAGATCGAATCGCAGTACTTACCGTGAACCTGGACGGCACTATAACACTTCCCTTCGACTATACGACAGGGCACGTGTACTTCTCCGGCATGAACTTCAATATCTCTGACAATTGGTACTAAGGAGGGATAGAAATGAATGTTAACGATATTGTCACTCTTATTGGTAGTCTGGGCTTCCCTATCGTTGCTTGCGTGGGCATGTTTTACCTCTACAATCGTACTCTTAAAGACTTTACATCTACTCTTGGAGACATTGTTACGCAGATTAAGGAGCTGCGGGAGGATATCCGGGATCTCGTGAGCGGAGGCAAGAATGCTTAGGGGAATAGATGTGGCGTCATACCAAGAAAATATCGAAGTTGATAAAATGCCAATTGATTTTGCCATAGCAAAAGCAACACAAGGAAACTATTATGTTAACCCTTATTGTGATGGTGTTATACAGCGCTGTATAAAAAGTAATAAATGTTGGGGCTTTTATCACTTTGCAGATGAAAGACAAAGCGCAACGGAAAATGCAGTCTACTTTATCAACAACACATCTAATTACTTTCGACAAGGTATCCCTATCCTAGACTGGGAAGAACTTTATGATAAAAAAGTGAAAGTTAGTGATCCATCTGTTGAATGGGTTAACGCCTTTGTAAAAACAGTACATGATCAAACCGGAATATGGCCCTGGATTTACGCTAACCCTTGGCGCTTCAACCAGGGTGGCGTGGAACCAAACTGCGCTAGGTGGGTTGCGCAGTATCCGAACGTGATCAGGCCATCCCTTGACTACGACCCTGGGGAGCCTCCGGCAACGGACGGGCTGGTTGCCTGCTGGCAGTATGCAAGCGACGGAAACGTGCCCGGATATGATGGCAACCTGGACGTGAACCACTTCTTCGGGGATAGGGCCGCATGGAAAAAGTACGCCGGAGATGTTTACGCGGGCGAACAATTGTCGACCCTGGAAAACTCCGAATACAAGGTGACAATCGAGCGCAAGTGAGGTATACTGGAATTGCGCCGCAAGGTAAGTTGGTTTCTCGCTTGGTGGGGCATCCCGTGAAAAGGACACCCGGCGACACGGAGAAAAGCCCGCTCCGTTCCTCCCCTTTCGGTTAGCACCCTTATGCGAGGGCCGCCGTCTTGCATGGCATGATCGGCGGCCTGTCGCATACGAGCATAAGGAGGAGATTATTTCTAAGTACTGGGACATACCGAGAACAGCGTCGCATAACTGTCTGTTCAACTTCATCCTCGGCATCCGTGGTGCGGGCAAAACCTATGGCCTGCTAAAATATCTGATCGAGCGCCATATCAAGTACGGGCACAACTTCCTTTACCTTCGCCGCAGCGAAGAGGAGCTGAAAACCCTTACCACCTCCAAGCAAGGTCGCCTGTTCAACCACGTTCAAGTAGAGTTCGAGGGCCACGCTCTTTGGACGGAAGCGAACGTGCTCCACATGGACAAGGAAGTGATAGGGTATGCGCAGGCGCTGTCGACTGCCCGAAAGATGAAGTCAGACGCAGTTATCAACGTGCGCGATATCGTGTTCGACGAATTTATCATTGACACGACCACTTCGCAGCAGCGCTATATTGCAGACGAGGTAACGGCCTTCTTCGAGCTGTACGAGTCGGTGGCACGCCCTGGAGCGCGTGACTACGACGTGCGGTGCTGGTTTCTAGGAAACGCCATATCGCAGACGAACCCCTACTTCGACTACCTGGACTTGTCGATGCCCTTCAAAAGCGATATCTGGAAGCGCGACGATATTCTGGTACAGCTCGTGGCACCTCCGGAGCTTATCAAGGCGAAGAAGAACACCCGATTCTACAAGGCGCTTGGCGACTGCGCGTATACAGCTTACGCGACGGAGAACAAGTTCCTGCGTGATCGAGATACGTTCATCATGAAGAAGAGCAAAGACGCTGAATACCAGTTCACTTTCATCTACTACGATGACTTGATCGGTGTTTGGAGGGACTACAGAAACGGCTGCTATATACTTAGCGAGAGCGTTGACAAACAGTGTCGAACGGTGTATGCTGCTACTACGGAGACACATGAACCGAACTCGCTGTTGTTGAAGGGTTTCAAGAGTTCAAGGAACTTGAAGGACTTGAAGAAGGCTTATGACATGGGTTCGGTTTACTATGAGTCTCAATCGTTGGCAGCTAAATTCAGGGACATTGTTAGGATGGGACTGTAAATGGCTGAACTTGTTATCATAAACGCCCGTCGAAAGAACCAGGCGGAAAACGCCTATATCGGCACCATTGGCCAGGACGGGTATGTCTACTTCAACGATGACATGTTCTATCGATTCAAGACGGAGGGGACTTGGGAGCAAAACCTTTACGTGTTGAACAGGTGGAGGCATTCCTGGACGAAGTGCCAGATATTCGAGAAGCTGTCTGCGGTGAACCTGAACAACGGAGGCGGGTCTACCGCTCCTGGAGGAAGTGGCGTCGAAGGGGCCGTGCAATGGGCAATCTCGATTGCAGATGACCCGTCTCACGGTTACGACCAGCCGACACGAGACGGGGGAGTCGACTTCGATTGCTCCAGCCTCGTTTCCTGGGCGTTCCGCGAAAACGGATTCGAGGTTCCCTGGCCCTCTCCTTCGACCTATACCATGCGCTCCATCTTCCAAGGCCTTGGCTTTCAGTGGATTCCTGGCAACCCGTCGGCTGACCAGCTTGTGCGCGGGGATATCGTGCTTTTCGAGGGCTCGCAGCTACAGGGCACGGGGCACGTGGAGATTTATATCGGGCAGCAGCAGCTTGTAGGTGCGCATATCAACGAGTTCGGCGGGATTGCGTATGGACAACCGGGGGATCAGACAGGCAACGAGATATCGGTTGGCGCTTACTATCGGGGGAGCTGGAATGGGGCTTTGAGATGGAATGGATAATCGGGATTGTTTCGTTTTGCGCGGGTGCTTGGTTTGGGATTATGGTTATGGCGTTGGTTGTTAGCGGGAGGGGTTAATGATGGATGGTTTCTTGAGTGGCGTATGGTTCGGCGTTCTGATCTGTTTGTGCATCGAGTGCATGATTGTTGGATTGTGGTGGATGATCAACGATAGGTGGAAATAATGGAAAAGAACGATTTGTATGACGTGGCCGAGGACTTTATCTGGTTTAGGTTCAAGTGGGGTCTGATCGTTTTGGCAAGTATTACCGGAACGGTAGCAATTGGATTATTCTTGCTATGGATAAGCGGGAACCTGCCTTGATAATTGTTACCGAAATAATCCCAATTAACATACGTTCGGTTGGTATGTTAATTGGGTTATATGTCCTGAAAGGAGAATAATGAAATTGCACGAAGAGCAGATTACAGCGTTGGCATTTTGCGTTGTGATAATTGGGTGTTTTATAATTGCACGGTATATGTGGTTGTAGAGGG